AATAAAATATGACTAATACATTTACTGATTGGTTAAGAAAAGAAGCAGATGTTTATAACAACGAAAGGAAAAAAATAATGAAGACTAAAGTTAAAGAAGAAGTGGCTATGGTTTTAAATGCCAAACAAAAGAAAGCACTACTAGATATATTTAATGCAGGTAATAACTTTTCACAGAGCTATAGAGAGTCAGGCATTAAGTATGTAACTGCTTGGGAGATAGAACAACTTTTAGATTTACTAGATGATATGAAAGATTTATTTGGTATATCACCTAAAAAATCTGATGAGCCAGATAGAGATGGAGACTATTATCCTTATCATTGGGCTGACCATGTATGGTCTGACGATCCAAGAGCATGGAAGAGAGAGAATGACTAGCAAGGACATATGGGAAAGAGAACAACGTCAAGTTTATCGTGAGTTCCTAAAGGAATATCTTGCTGAAGGTTATGATACAGCAGAAGCTAAATCATTAGCCAAACAAGATACGAAAGAAGTAATGGAAGATAAGCTTGACTTTGTTGAAGAGTTATATGATAATACTTTAAATGATTTGGATTAATAATATGGATAAACAATGGTTAGATAGAGGAGCATGTCCTAAATGTAACTCTAGTGATGGTAATGTAAATCATTCAGAAGGATATAGCTTTTGTTTTTCTTGTAACACTAGGTTTGGAGAGAACATGGAAGCAGAAAAAATAATACCAATGAGAACAGAAAGTGTTATGAAAACTGTGGGTACTTTAGGTGCGTTAAGTGAACGTAGTATCTCTAAAGAAACAGCACAGAAATATAACACAGATGTAAAAGTAAATGGCAATATGAATACACACCACATCTATAAATACTTTGATGAAGGTGGAAATAATATCGCTAATAAGATACGAGATGTGGCAACCAAGAACATGTGGTCTGAAGGTAACATGACTAATGCAGGATTATTTGGTCAGAATATCTTTGCTCCTAGTGGTAAGTATATTACTATTACTGAAGGGGAAGTAGATGCTATGTCTGCTTTTGAATTATTAGGTAGTAAGTGGGCATGTGTATCTATTAAGACAGGAGCAGGTTCAGCATTACGTGATTGTAAAAAAGCATTTGAATACCTTGATAGCTTTGACCAGATAGTTATATCATTTGATATGGACAAGCAAGGTAGAGAAGCAAGTGAACAAGTAGCACAATTATTTTCCCCTAACAAGTGTAAGATTATGCACATGGAATATAAAGATGCTAATGAATACTTAAAGATAAGTAAACGTGAGGAGTTCTCAAGAGCATGGTGGAACGCACAACCTTATACACCTGCAGGAATAATAAACTTAAAAGATTTAAAGAGTACATTATTTGAAGAAGAATATTGTGAGACGTGTTTATATCCTTGGGGTAAACTTAATGATAAGACTTATGGTATGAGGACAGGTGAGTTGCTTACCTTTACAAGTGGTGCAGGTATGGGTAAGAGTTCTATTATGAGAGAGTTAATGTATCATATGTTAAAGAATACAAACGATAATGTAGGTATACTTGCATTGGAAGAAAGCACAAAGAATACTGCCTTTAATATCATGTCTGTTGAAGCTAATGCTAGATTGTATATCAATGAGATACGAAAGAAGTATAGCCAAGAAGAATTAGATACATGGTTTGATAATACTATGGGTACAGGTAGGTTCTTTGCCTTTGACCACTTTGGCTCTATCTCTAATGATGAAATACTTTCAAGGGTTAGGTTCATGGCACAGGCATTGGATTGTAAATGGATATTCCTTGACCATCTATCCATCCTTGTATCAGGACAAGAAGATACTGATGAAAGAAAATCTATTGATATTCTTATGACAAAGTTACGTTCATTAGTAGAACAAACAGGCATAGGATTGTTATTAGTATCACATCTTCGTAGACCTACAGGAGATAGAGGACATGAAGATGGAAGGGAAGTAACTCTGTCTCACTTGAGAGGTAGTGCATCTATTGCCCATCTATCTGATAGTGTTATAGCATTAGAAAGAAATCAACAAGATGAAGATGAAGTTCTTTCTAATACAACAACCATACGAATATTAAAGAATAGATATACAGGTGATACAGGGATAGCGACACATTTATTCTATGATAAAGAGACAGGTCGTATGAAAGAGATTGATAATCCTTATGACGTAGATGATAGTGATGGAGAGGAGATACCATTCTAATGTGGACACATTATTGTAGAGTAGAGAAAACTGATATGGAAGTAGGTGATAATGAAGAATGTAACTGGTGTGGACTAGATGCTGAAGCTTTATCTATAGATGGTTTTGATGATGCTATCATAGGATATGGACAACAATATAATAAAAAACCTTTACATGTTTATTCTTATAGTGTAATATGTAAAATATTAAGAGAACGAGATGGAATGACATGGGAAGAAGCAGATGAATATGCTCAATTTAATATCGCAAATGTATGGGTAGGTGAGAGAACTCCCATAATATTATATAATGAGTATTGGTATGATTGGAAAACAGATGAGAGCAGTAGTTGATATAGAAACAGATAGCTTAAATCCTACAAAGGTTCATTGTGTAGTGGCTAAAGACATAGACTCTGGGAGGGTTTATCCTTTCCCTCCTGATATGATACATGGGTTTAGGGATTGGTCACATGGTGTTAAGCAATTTATTATGCATAATGGTTTATCATTTGATGCACCTGTGCTTAATAGATTGCTTGGGACTACTATTAAACCTAGTCAGATTATAGATACTCTTATACTATCACAATTACTTAATCCTATTAGAGATAATGGTCATAGTCTGGAAGCATGGGGAAATAGATTAGCTATGCCTAAAGGTGAGATAGATTCTTATGAAGTTTATACATCTGATATGTTAGAGTATTGTAAACAAGATGTCCATATAACACATAAATTATTTGAAGTATTAAAGAATGAAGGTAGAGGATTTTCTAGGTCATCTATTAATTTGGAACATCAAGTAAGAATAATTATAGATCAACAAGAACGTAATGGTTTCTATTTAGATATGCAAAAAACTATGAGTTTATATAATCAATTAAGAGATGAAGCAAATGGATTAGAAAGATGGGCAGTTACTACCTTTGATCCTACAGTTGTTGAGTTGAAAACAAAAACAAAATACATACCATTTAATATAGGATCAAGGCAACAGATTGCAGAAAGATTAATGGAACTAGGTTGGAAACCTAATCAACATACAGATAAAGGCAACATAATAATTAATGAAGCAGTTCTGGATAATATAGAACTACCTGAAGCAAAAAAGTTTTCACGATTCTTTCTTTTACAGAAACGTATAGCACAAATTAAGTCATGGATAGAAGCATGTGACGATAAAGATGGTAGAGTACATGGTAAAGTAATGACACTTAAAACTATTACAGGTCGTATGTCTCACCATTCTCCTAACATGGCACAGATACCTGCAGTTCGTTCTCCATATGGAAAAGAGTGTAGGGATTGTTGGACAGTTGATAATCCTTACACTCATTCTATTGTGGGTACAGATGCAAGTGGACTAGAGTTGAGATGTTTAGCACACTTAATGAATGATGCTACCTTCACAGATATATTATTGACAGGAGATATACATACGCACAACATGAGAATGGCAGGATTAACTAACAGAGATCAGGCAAAGACATTTATTTATGCCTTCATGTATGGTGCAGGTGCATCTAAGATAGGACAGATAGTAGGTGCAGGTGCTAAAGAAGGACAACAATTAATTACTAAGTTCTTATCAAGTATGCCTGCTCTTAAAAGAGTACGTGATTCTGTTACTAAAGCATCTTCTAAAGGTGTTATTAAGGGTATAGATGGTAGGTTATTACGAATACGTAGCCCACATAGTGCTTTAAACACGCTTATACAGGGTGCTGGAGCAGTTGTGTGTAAGCTATGGTTAATTAATATGATTAAACGTATTAGTCAAACAGGTGTGGATGCTAAACTTGTAGCATCTATACATGATGAGTATCAGTTTGAAGTTCTTAATAAAGATATAAAAAGATTTGGACAGCTAACGAAAGATGCTATGAAAGATACAGAGAAACAATTACAAATGAAATGTCCTCTTGATAATGAATGGAAGGTAGGTAGAACATGGGCACAGACACATTAGAACAATTTACTTTGTTTGATATGGAAGAAGAAGTTCTTATAGAAGAAGGAGAAGATGTTCAAGAATGTAAAAGATGTAAAAAGAATAAACCTTTAAAACATTTTAAAATAAAAAATATTTATGCAAATAATAAAGGAATATTATCTAGGGTATGTAGTAAATGTGAAGTAATAACTTCAAGAGAGCAACAAAAAAGAATTAAAAATTATCCTCCACCTCCTGAAGATTATAAATGTCCTCAATGTCAAAAAAATGCAGAGGAAATTTTAAATCAAAATGTTGTTGTATATAGAGATACCTTTGTAAGGGTAAAAGAAAGATCAAGAAAATTTCCTTGGAGATTAGATCATGATCATATAACAGGTGAGATCAGAGGATGGCTTTGTAATTCTTGTAATGTTTCTTCAGGACAACTAGGAGATAATTTAGAGTCAGCAGAAAGATTAGTAAAATATTATAAAGGAGAATTAGATGGAAGTACAGGAATTTACAGGTAGAAAAGACCACGTTGATTATATTAAACGAGGTATAAAAGTAGAGAATGAATTTATAAAGACTGTGCAAGAGCATGGTTATTCAGTTGGCATAGCAGATGAAAAAGAAAATATGTTTAAGCATATAGATTTCTATCTAACAAAAGATAATAAGACAGTTAGTGTAGATGTAAAAGCTAGAAGAACTGGAAATAAGAACAGGTTTTTTGATGACACATGGATTGTTGTTGAGTTTAAAAATACAATGGGTAAGAAGGGTTGGCTTTATGGTGACTGTAATTACTTTGTATTTGAACGAGAGCATGACTACGTATGGTGCTATGCAAAAGAGTTGGTAGAATTAACTGACAAAGTTGTGGATAAAAATACCAGAGTAGATAGTTATAGAGATGCTGAATACAAAACATGGGGTAGAAGTTATCAGGGAAAACAAGACCTTATCTCAAGAATAGAGATGAGTTTAATATTAAAACTAAATAAAACATGGATTATGAAAAAAACCCTTGACAATAATGTTGAGGTGTGTCATAATTCATTTATTAATAATCAAGAAAGGAGTACACCTATGAGTGTAATAAAAGGAAATGCCTATTGGGCAAGCATAACATCACCAAACACTACATTTGATAGTGATGGTGTGTGGTCTATTGATGTTGGTAATCTTGATAAGAAAAATATTGAGGTTGCAAAAGCTGATGGTCTATCCATCAAAAATAAGAATGATGACAGAGGTGATTTCGTTACTGTTAAAAGAAAAGTTAGACGTAAAGATGGTAACATGAATAAACCACCTGAAGTTGTTGATGCAGACAAACGTAATATGTCTGGCACATTAATTGGTAATGGTTCAGAAGTCAATGTACTTTATACTACATATGAGTGGGAGTTCAAAGGTCGTTCTGGAGTCTCTGCTGATCTACGTGCTGTACAGGTAACTAATTTAGTACCTTATAATGCAGATGCAGATGCAGAGGAAGCTTTTGAAGTAGTTCCTGATGGATTCGTAAGTAAAGAATCAGATGAGGAATTATCCTTCGCTTCTTAACCAACCAATATGAAGGGATAGGGAGGTATTACTGAACGAATATCTCCCTATTATTTA